GTCGTAGGCAGGCTTTCGGGCCTGTCTGCTCGCCGGTCGCCGGTAGAGGCAATGCGGTCTGTTGTTTGTTGCGCTGACTGTTAAAGAGCGGTGGTGCTCCGCAGTGTTTGTGTGCCGCTGCGATGGATATAATTTAGAAAACTAAACAAAAAGAGTCAACATTAATTTTAGATTTCTTAACAAAAAACTTGGCGGAGTACCGGTATGGAATCGCCAAGTCAAGACTTACGGTTTAGGAAACTACACGCTATGCTGCGTTGAACCTGTATGTATATACAGCATCGGAAGGGAGGGCGTGGCATGGCTAAGAAACAGGCTAAACCGGCAGTACGTCATGAAATTAGCGGTATCGAGCGGCTTGGCCTGCGGGTGTCGTCGATGATTAATCACCCGATCGCACAGGACCAGCGGTGGGTAACAATCCATCGATTAGATACAGACGGGGACAGGGAGTGGGATGAGGTTATGGGATTGCTGTCCGAAACGGACGGGATCGAAATGACGTTCAACGACGAGGATGAGTCGGTAACGCTGAAGTGGGAGGCGTCTTCAGAGAACGATCATCAGGTGGAAGTCCATGACGAGTTCCTGGCAGTGGAGGAGGTCGCCCCATTCTGACAGGCAAAGAAAAGCCCGGCGCTTGGCCGGGCCTCGCAGCCGGTCAGTGGATCAGGCCTTGCGGCCGTTCCATATGAACAGGACTTTGGCGTGGATCGTCACGTCGTCGATTCTAGCAGTCTGATTTTCGTAATGTTGATTGTCTGAAATGAGTCGGTAGTGTTCTTCATCCAGACGCATCATTCGCTTTATGTAAAGCTCTTGGTGCCAGGTCAGGACGTAGATCCCGTCTCCTACAAAATCCTTGATGCCCTTATCAACAATGACCAAATCTTTGTCATTGATTGTGCCCTCCATGCTTTGGCCCCAGCCGTTGATCATCGCCAGTGCCGTGGTGGAGGTATAGGTGACGCCTTTCTCTCGCAGGATATCCTCGCGCACCACCAGATTTCGAACCACTTCCGTATAGTCAGGTGGAACCTGCCCATGACCCATGGCTGCCCGGATGTCGTACTGCGGAATTAAAATCTCATCATTTGTAGGGCGTAGTGAAGCGTAGTTACCGGGAAGATGTTGCTGACTATTTGCAGCAGGACTATCCGCCTCAGCTGCCGCCGCAAGCATCATCTCACGCGCTTTCTCAGACAGATTTTTGCCCGCCTTGGTTGCGAGCATATGCGCTACCAATTCTGCACTGGTCGACCCTGCCTTAGGACCATCCAAAGACGATACATCACCCGGAAGCCCAGTTCCCTCGGACAGCCAATCGGGTGAGCACTCGAGGGCCTTCGCCAGCGCGAGCAGGTTTTTGCCTTTGGCCCCGTTGGTACCGGATACCCAAAAACTGACGGTCGCTTTCGATACGCCAGTCAATTTGCTGATGTCTGTTGCGCTGAGGTTCAGCTCCCTCATGCGCGCAGTGACGCGATCTTTGAATTCCATATTTAGGATTCTAAACATTTACCTGTTTAGATAACTTGCCTTGTATTGTTAAGAACTCTAAACTCGACGCAGACAATGGAGACAAGCCCCATGACCTACAACGAAGCCCTGAAACATTTCGGCACCGGCCGCGCTATCGGTGACGCCCTCGGGGTGAGCGGAAGCCGCGTATCCCAATGCCGTACAACTGGCGGTTTTTCTTACCCGATGCAATGCGTTCTCGAAAAAGAGTCGGGTGGCGCCCTGGTTGCCAGACGCGAAGACGATCCCGCTCAGGCGTTGAAGAAGACTGCATAGCCTCCACGAAACAGATTTTGCAACCAGTGCTGGCACTGCGCCACATAAACAAACATGAGGTTTTACGGATGCTCGATTTTCTGAAGGCCTGCGACAACGTAGTTGATGACGCGAACACCAAAGATCTCGCAACCCTTATGAACATGCCGCCGGTAAGCCTGCTGCAGCGTGCCAACGCGAATTATGACGGCGCCTGGTTCAACGTGAAGCATCTGTTCGCACTGCTACTGCACACCGGCGACATGCGCCCGCTAATGGCGCTCGCTGATCAGTTCGGCTTTGACTTGGTAGCTCGAGAGAAGCCTATCGCCAAGCCTTTGATGGTCGCGCTCGGTCATCTGTCAGCCGAGTGCGGCGATGTGGGCCGGTTGATTTTCGATGCCACTGCTGACAACCACATCAGCCAGCACGAAAAAGCCCAGGGGGAGAAAGCCATCCTAGAAGCGATTGATGCGCTGCAGATCCTGCGTGAATCGCTCAAGGCTGCCTGAATCTCAGGCATAAAAAAACCGCCTGGCAGGGCGGTTCTTTCAACGACTTGTAAAACACAGTGGGGCCATTATGAACACGATCGTCGCTCCAAGCAATACGGTCACCATGTCGAGCCGGGAGATCGCCGATCTCACTGGCAAGCAGCACAAGGACGTCATCCGTGACATCCGGGTGATGCGCAAGGCGCTGGCAGACGATGGCGCAGATCTGCGCCATCTCCATGAGGTCAAAGACGGGCGGGGTTACACCGCTGAATTCCACCTCGACCGCGTCCTGACTGAAACCCTGTTGACCGGCTACAGCATCCCGCTTCGTCATCGTGTCGTGACACGATTGAGCGAACTTGAAAACGTGTCACGACAGGTTGTCACGATTCCGCAATCCCTTCCCGAAGCCCTCCGATTTGCTGCCGATCTGGCAGACAAGAACGATGAGTTGCAGCGCCTGATTTTGGATCAGGCGCCGAAGGTGGCCGCCATCAAGCGGCTCGCAGCAGCTGGTGGTGCGATCTGCATCACCGATGCTGCCAAGCAGCTGGGTCTGGCTCCGGCACGTCTATTCGCTTGGCTGGAGCAGCACCGCTGGATATTCCGGCGGCACGGTGGCAAGCGCTGGGTTGCCTATCAGCCGCGCATCGCCACCGGACACATGACTCACAAGGTCACAGCATTGAAGCCTGACCCAGAAACCGGGATTGAGCGCGCCGCATTCGATCCGATGGTTACCCCGAAAGTCCTTACACGTCTCGCTGAATTACTGCAGGAGGCCGCGTAATGGCCGGAGACTGGATCAAATTCGAACTCACCACCCTGGATAAACCTGAGGTTTGCCAGATTGCCGACCTGGCCGATATCGACCCTGACGCGGTCGTCGGCAAGCTGATGCGTGTCTGGGGTTGGTTCGACCAACAAACCGAAAACGGTAACGCTCCGAGCGTTAGTAAAAAGTTACTGGATCGTCTCGTGGGTGTTATCGGTTTCTGCGAGCACATGAAGTCGGTCGCTTGGATGATCGAACTCGACGGCGTGATCAGTCTTCCGCATTTCGACCGGCACAACGGGAAGACCGCTAAAAACAGGCTTCTCACAGCAAAGCGCGTGGCAAACCACAAGGCGAGTAACGGTAAAAGTAACGCTGCGAACGTTAGCGGTGCGTTACCTAAAGAAGATGTAGAGAAGAATAAAGAACCTCTCTCTGCGCAGGCGCCTGTCGATCCTCGAATGCCCAGCGAAATGACCCTCGACTGGGTGCCGGATGACACGCTGCTGAAAACCTACGCCTTGCACCGCGGGCTATCGCTGGACCTGTTCACCGAGGAAGTTCGCGTTGCATTCACCGCTCACTACGAACCTCAGCACCAGGTCAACACCCAGGCTGAATGGGTGGGCATGCTGGCCAAATGGGTCAACAACGACAAGGTTCGTGCCGCTGCCTCGAACGTGAAGCAGTTTCCCCAGCGCTCAGCATCGGGCCCAGACTTCGATGATCGTGGTTGGGGTGATGATATGGGCGGTGCCCTATGAGCCAGCCGAAGGCACCGAGAAGCGCTGCGAAATTGTTAGATGTTGTGGGCGCAAAAGACGATATCCGAAGCGCGGTTGGCTCATATCAACCGCCAGCGCTACCGGCCATCCCGAAGACGCTGCCGCCCGGAACTGTCGATGTCGTCAACGCGCTGTTCAAAGAGCTTCAGGCTATCTTTCCGGCTTGGAAACAGGCCTGGCCCAACGACGTCGCTCTTGGCGCTGCAAAGCGTAGCTGGACCAAGGCGTTCATCGTCGCGGGCATCAATCAGATCGAGCAGATCCGTTTCGGCATTGAGCGATGCCGGGCTCTAGGAACGGACTTCATGCCGAGCGTGGGTAAGTTCGTCGCGCTGTGCCAACCGACACCGGAAATGCTCGGCATTCCTTCTCACGACAAGGCTTTCCGCGAGGCTTTGCTGAATCTGCATCCGGCACGAATCACTTCACGGGAGTGGTCACACCCAGCTGTGCGTCACGCAGCGCTCCAGTGCGAGATGCATAACCTCGCAGACCTGATCTCGGAGAAAGCCAGCAAGGTTTTCGACCGGGCCTACGACATCACCATCCGCATGTTGATGAACGGCCAGCCCCTGGAGGATATCGCCGTCGGTATCGGACACGACTCCCAGAAGCCTGAGTCGCAACTGGCTCAGGAATATGGCGATGCACGGTTCTTGGCGACGATGGCGCGTCAGGCGATTCCGGCGAATGGGCAGGAGGCACGACAGCAGCTATTGGAGCGTTTCAGGAAGCGCAAAACCGCACTCGAGGCCCGCCCACATGGCTGATCCCCGCCTTGCAACGACCGACCCTGCCGATTACCGCTTCGCCGTGCACTGCTGCGCGCACAAGTTGGACCTGACCGACAAGCCTGATCGCGCGGTGGCCTTGTTCGAGAATCAGGTTCTCGCTTTCAAATTCGGTCAGTCCATGTGGCCAGAACATTTCGAGG